TCATCAATATTAATATCTTTTTTTTCTTCCTCTTTTTCTTCTTCAGTTGCTGAAAGCAACTTGTCAACATGTATTTTCTTTGATGTTATTGATATGTCATCTTTTATTTCATCTTTTATTTCATCATTTTGTTCTTGTTCTTCAACAAATGAGTTAGCCATGTCGCTAAGATCATTTGCATTCCCTTTAAAAAGATCTGAATCTATATTTCTTTGTTCTGTTTCACTTAAAGAGTTATAAAAAGCAGAAAGAATTTTTATTTGCTCATCAGTAAGCTTAGATACTATTTTTTTACCGAGCTTAAACTCATATGCCTTTCTTAGTTTTTCTGCTCGACTACTCATTAGGATTTTTGTTGCTGTTTTAGCTTTTCTTCTTCTAAATGATTAATTAGCATACCAACATAAATGTCTCTTTCCCAAGGTATCAAGTTTTCAATCTCAGTTAATGAATATTTATGGTATTGAATGAGAGAAAAATTTAGTTTAAAATAGTTCTCAAGATCCATGTATACCATTCCTAAGCGAAAAAACTTGATAATCCCTCCAGTGTAACACTATTCTCCACATCAGTATTTGGATTAATAAAAGTTACAGTGTGAGAAAGTTTTGGCATTGTATTGAAAAAATCATCAATTTGTTTGAACTGAATGCTATTCATTCCCTCTAAAAATTCAACAATCTCCTTTTTAGTAACGTCAGAATAAGACCAAACTTCTTCTTGATTATAAATTTTACTTACACATCCAGCGATCAACTCAAATGACTGATCCATTCCTTGCTCTTCTAGAGTAAAGTTATTTTTAATAAACTCATCTAAAGATGGATATCTCATTTCTAAAAATAAGTTTGATCCCAAATCAATTATATTAGTGTGCTTTTCATTTTTAATAACTTTAATATCTTCCACATTAATATTGACTGTCACAGAAGTTTCTCCATCATCTGGAGCAATTAGATTTACTTCAATATCTTCTCCAACAGATTTTCCTCTGATATTTAAAAATAAGTATTCAATATCAAAAGTTGGAAGTTCTTCTACTTTTATTCCTCTAGTTTGAATGCAAGACTTTAAAACTTGTTTTAAAGCATTAGTGATTTGTTTAGTGTCTTCTGTTTCCATAGCAAGAAGAAGAAGTTTTTCTTCTTTCACTAAAAATGGTCTAAACTTTATCGTTTTTCCTGTAGATGGTAAATCTATTTCGTAAGTTGGAGTTGCAATTTTTGGTAAAGGCATGATTTTAAAACATCAGTACATTATGTTATGGTTTATTTAGTGACTTATGCGACACCCAATCCAAATGGTCCAGTATTTGATCCATCAAAGAAATCAGCACTATTTGTGGAATTTTGTGTATTGTCACCAAAGTTATTATAATATTCATTACTTAATACATTTGATTGATAATTAAATGTATTAACTGGAACTTGTTGTGTAATAAACTCAACAGTATTATTATTATTTGATGGTGTATTTGTTGGAACTTGAGATATAACTCTGGATCTTGCTTGATTAACAAGATATCTAACAAAATAAAAACTAACGTTACATTTCAAAATATCACTTGGACCATAACTAACTGGCATTGCAACAATATTGTAAGGAAAGGCACCGATTATTTCATATTCTAAAGTAGGTCCACCTATTTTTCTAGGAGGGAGTGGGGATCTATTTTGGTAAAAATGATCCTTTTCAAATTTTACTATATTCAAAGAAGATCTATAGAGAATAGGATAGTTCATTCTATAAAAAGAGTTTAGTTCACGATATCCATTTTTACTTTTAGTATATCCTTGACCTGCTATCATTTCAATCCAATTTTCAAAAAAAGATATGACATTATATTCTCTATCCACATAAAATGTCATATTAAAAGATTGATCGTATATTCTTCTATAAGCCATTTTTTCACTTACTCCATGAAAATCATTTGTAACATCATGGGTTGCAAGTGAAGATCCAGGCAAAGTTGCATCACAACACAATAAACTGATGTTTTCAGTGGGTTGTTGCATTACTGCTGGAGGAACTATATTTAACTGATATAATGAAGTTTGCGAAAGATTTAATGCTCTAGATTTAAAATCACTAATAGTATATCCTTGGGGTTGTACGGCAGACATCTATAAATAGTTTTTTAACCTTTATATTATGTATGCGAGAAAAAAAATATCATCAAGGTATATTCAATCCAAAGAATCCCAATAAGTACAAAGGGAATCCAAATAACATTGTTTATAGATCTTCTTGGGAATTGAAGTTTATGAGATATTGTGATTTAAATGAAAAAATATTGGAATGGGGAAGTGAAGAATTTTTTATCCCATATTTAGATCCAACAACAAATAAAGTTCGCAGATATTTTCCAGATTTTATAGTAAAAATAAAAGAAAACAGTGGTAATATAAAAAAATATTTAATAGAAGTAAAACCAAAAAAGCAAACTTTAGAACCTAAAAAAACTAAAGGTAAGCAGCAAAAAACATATATTAATGAAGTATTAACTTATAATAAAAACTTAGCTAAGTGGAAAGCTGCTGAAGAATGGTGTAAGGATCATCTTATAGAGTTTAAAATAATAACAGAAGAAGAAATAAACCCCTATAAATAACTAAAAAGAAAATAAATGGCCTTATCTCAAGGAACTGTCAGTAAACCCTTTCTCCTTGATGGTTTATCTTTTAATGTAAAATCAAATGACGACCAAGGAAGAGATTTAACTATTAATAGAACTCCTCAGATTCCTTACACAAGTTCTGAGAGGTCTTCTGGTAATCAATTTTTTAATAATGATGGATCAATAAGTTGGGCAGATTATAATCTTAATACAAATGCAGTATTTCAAAAAGGTGCTCCTGATATTTTTGTTGATAACTTATTAAATAATCCATCATATCTAAATGCTATTAAAAATAACTCCGATTATTGGTCTCAAAATAATTTTATTCCATTTAATGAGGCAGTAGATTTAAATATAGGAACTGGAGCGTTAAATCAACAACAGAATCAAAATACATCAAAAGGTGGATCTAAAAACTCTGGCGCTTCTTTATGGTATCCACTAACAAGAGATAGTAATCTTGATTACTTAAAAGTAACAGTATTAGAATATGTAGTTCCTGGACTTCCAGGTAGTGGAACTTTTGTTACAGATTCTACAGAATCTTCACGTAGAAAAAAATCTACAGGAACGACCGTATTTCTTCCAATGCAACCAGGAATAAAAGATTCTAATGGAGTTGATTGGAATGAAGATAGATTAAATTTTCTTCAAGCAAAAGGTGCTAAAGCTGCAATAAATGCCATTAATAATATTGGAAATGGAGATTTTGCTGCTGCCATAAAGGGTTTGGGATTTGATGTAGGAGAAGCAGCTAAAGATCTCATGGGATCTGCTGGCATAGGAGAATATCTAACATCATATTTTGCTGGGCAAGCAGTTGGAGCAAATGTTATTGGAAGAACTGCTGGAGCAGTTTTAAATAACAATCTAGAGTTACTTTTCCAAGGACCAAGATTAAGAACATTTAACTATAACTACAAGTTTACTCCTAGAGAAGCTCGTGAAGCACAAATGGTAAGAGATATTATAAGATTATTTAAAACTGAATCTGCTGTAAGAAGAAGTGATACTGGATTGTTTTTAGTTACTCCAAATGTTTTTGATCTTGAATATATTCATGGACCAACTGGAGTACAACACCCATTTCTTAATGAAATAAAAACATGCGCTCTCACAAATATATCAGTTGATTATACGCCAGATGGATCCTATATGACATATCAAGATGGGTCTATGACATCTTATAGTGTTACTTTATCATTCTCTGAACTAGAGCCTATTTACAGAGACGATCAAGAATCATCAGGAGGAACAGGATACTAAAATGGCAAGACCTTATTTCAGACAAGTACCAGATTTTGATTATGTAAATGTAAATCCAAGTGAAACAAGTACTAGAAACTATGTAACTGTTAAAAACTTATTTAAAAGAGGTCAAATAAGATCTGAAATTTTTAAAAATATAAACTATTTTGAAAAATATACAATAATAGGAGATAAAAGACCAGATAATGTTGCTTTTGATCTTTATAATGATTCTACATTAGATTGGGTTGTATTACTATCAAATAACATAATCAACATTCAAGATGAATGGCCTTTACCCCAAGATACATTAGATGAGGTTTTACTGAAAAAATATGGGACATATGAAATTTTATATGATGGCATCCATCATTACGAATCTATAGAACAAAAAAATGAGCAGGGGATAGTTATATTCCCTGGAGGAATACATATAGATCAAGATTTTTCTATAGAATATTATTCTGAAGAATCTGGACAAGTTTTAAGAAGGGACATGGCAGTTCCTATTACAAACTATGAGTATGAAATAAGATTAGAAAATAAAAAAAGAACAATATATTCACTAAAACCAAAATATTTGTCTGTACTATTTAATGATATTGATAAAATCATGCCATACAAAGAGGGTTCTGAACAATATGTGTCCAAAACCCTCAAAAAAGGATTTAATATTAAGTTATATACTTAATCATTCATCAACGAGACGCTGGAAAAAAGAGATAGCATCTTCATTTTCATCTTCATCATCAAAAGAGGAAGAACTTAGATTATCTAGTTCTTTTTTCATTTGAGTAGGCATTTGAGGTGCTTTACTCTTTTGATAAGAAGATTCTAGATCTTCTTCGATCGTTGTAGAAGTTTGATTTGAAGGATAAGATTCATCAAGTTCATCTTCTTGATCATAAGTGCTAGATTTAGGAGCAACTTTTCCAATACCCAAAACGGCATTTAGTCTCTTTTCTAGATCATCAAAAGATTTGAACTGATCATCAGAAACAATGGCAGATAGTGAATATTCTTTCTTCCATAGTGCTTCTAGAGTGTCATCGTCTCCATCTAGCAAAGCAGTTGGACGTGCAAACTCGGAAGAATCATAATTCCAATAACCATCCTTCTTTGTAATTTTTAGTTTGAAGTTTGCACCGCTCCAAAAATCAAAAGGATCAATAGGATCTTCGTCTTCAAACTCAGGTTGCATAGCACTTAAAATCTTATCAAAGATTTTTTTACCATACTTATAAAGAAATACTTTTCCTTCATTTTCAGGATGAAGGGGATCTTTAACTACATAAATGTTGCTGTAGTAAGATAGTTTACGCTTACGATTGCGAGCGATTTCTTTATCGGATTCTACACCACTGTTCCAAAGAGCACTATTAGATTGACATACTGGACACTTATCACCTTTAGTTGTTAGGCAGTTATCAATTAGCCAACCACCAGGACCTTGGAATGCATGATTAAACATTTTTACCCAAGGAAGGTCTTCTCCCTCAGGTGCGGGAAGAAACCTAATAACTGCATAACCAGTTCCACCTTTATCCATTTCAGGTTTCCAGAAACGATCGTCTGTTGAACCTCCACCAGAACTCATTTTTTCAACTTCTTTTACAAGTTTTTCTGTAAGAGAACCTAGACGTGATTGTTTCTTTAGATTTGCGAATGACATTTTTACCTCGTATTTGTACGTATTTGGCCTGTATGGAGTAACTTTGTTGCGGATTTCCTAGCCGCATATCCATATAATATCAGGGATCATTACTTTTGTCAATATCCTCTTTCATTTTCTCAAGAACTTTTTCAATATTTCCGAACATATAAGATATATCAGTCTGCTCATCAAGTCCCATCATTTTTGCAGAATCTAATATGTTTTGTTTCATTTTTTGAGCTTCTGGATCATCAGAAAGACTCATTCTAGTATAAAGAATTCTTTGTTTTTCCAACAACTTTTGAAGCGTATTTACGTGATTTATTTTTTCCGACTTGTTCATCATATAAAATGTAAATACATTTTTATATACCTGTTCTTGCAGTTCTGATATTTCAACCAGTTCTGATCTTACTACCTCAGAGTCAAAAAAACTCACAATACACACTCCTTTAAGATTTTTTTAAATGTAAATATATCAATATGTATAAAAGGTGAATATTTTTTAATCTTCATGGAAACAAACTGCCATACTGGATCAGAAAGTTTTTTATCAAAATGCTTTCTATAAGAAAGTATCTTATCCAAAATCACCATAGTTTCTAAAGATATTTCTTTTTTTAGAAACTTTTTTAATATTTTGGGATGAGAAGATCCTTTAATACTAAAAACATCGTCAAATTGATCATAAGAAAATATAGAAGAAATTTCTTGTGAAAAAAAATAAGATAATGATTGCTGTTTCTTTTTCCAATCTGAATAAACAGACTCTCCTTCTTTTATAATATCACCAATCCACAGTGATTGTGGATCATCACAACTAGAAAAATTTGCAATGAAAAAATTTATTACATCATCATCACTTTTTTGACGACTCATTTTTTCAAAGAAAAATCTATCTTTTCTTTTATAAAAAGATTCTAATGAAGATTTTACCTTTCCGCAATATTTGTGGTAATCATATTTTTCCTGCGTAAAATGATTTTTTACAGAAATATAAGTTTTATAACAATTATGTGGATCCAATTTCAAATGTTTAACCTTGCACGAGATGTTTTTTTGAGAAAGTTTAATTCCATTGCTTCATACTTAATCTTTTCCTTTAATGGTTTTGAGATTAACTTAGGAACTGACTCTATTTCTATTTTATTTTTTTCACAATAATATAATATTGCGTCAATGTAAGACATATTGCCTTCATTTTTTACAATACTTTCTATTTCTTGAGCAAATTTTGTTGGAAGAATAAACTTTGATTCCAACTCTTTAGAAAATTCTTCTTTATAGTCTATTTTCATTAAGTCTAATAGGTTGATTGGCATTATCCCCATAATAAAGATTAATATATGTTAGCAGTTATACACAAAACTGTCAAGATAGTTTATCCTCTACAAATTTTTTAATATATTCTACTAATAACTTAATATATTTTTCTTTATCGTATTCTTCGTAAACCACACATTCACCATTTTCACAAGACATAATAATAACAAACTTTTTTACTGTTATTCCTGTTAGTTCATAGAGCATACATGCATAAGCACAGCATTGTACAAAATAACCGTCAATCCATTCTCTTGGCTTAGGTTTTGCTGATGTTTTAAAATCAATAATTGAGAGTTCTTTGTCAAACTCTGCTATACAATCTACTGTTCCAGCTATCCCCAAATAATTGCTATAAAGAGATCCTTCTAGAACACGAATATTATTTATACGATCTAAAGTTGGTCTAGCAATCTTAAATAGCATTTCTGACAAAGGTTGAACTTTTGGAAGTTCTGGAATATTGTAAAAATAATTTTCAGCTAATGTATGGAAATCTGTTCCTCTACTAGTTGCTTTTTTTGTAATCTTATTTGCTTCTTCTAGACCAACCTTTTTTCTCCAGTTATCAAAAAAATCCTTTTTATAATGACTAATAACAGATGTGATAGAAACTAGTTTTTTTAACTCTTCACCATTCTGTACTTTATAAAAACGAACCCCATCAATATGCTCCCTAACAAGTGTAGGGAGCTTCAACTCAATATGATTAAAATTCATAGTTTTAGTTCATGTTTTGCAATCAAATATTCTTTACATAGACCAGATCTTACAATATCTTCTACACCAAATTCAATAATATCAAATGATGGCATTGCTTGCAAAATACTCATAAAATCAATAATACCATTTCTTTCATTTTGCTTAACTAAATCTGTTTGGGTAGCATCTCCACAAAACATTATTTTAGAATCAATACCAACACGAGTAATAATAGAATCTAGTTCATGAAAGTTTAGATTTTGAAACTCATCAACAATAATAATACAGCGATCTAATGTTGTTCCACGAATAAAAGATGTACTCCAAAAAGAAATTGTTCCTTGAGTTTTTAGATTAGAATAAAGCATTTCAGATGCAGCATCATCTGGCATTTCAAACATGTATTTAACCATGTTTTTATATGGAATCTGATAAAGCGAAGATTTGTCTTCGTGGTCTCCAGGAAGAAATCCAATCTCTCTAGTTGCTACAAGAGATCTTACAATGTATATTTTTTCATAAGGAGAATTTGGATCTAATACATCTAATAATGCATTATATAATGTAATAAAAGTTTTTCCTGTCCCCGAAGCACCATAAGCAACCAAATTTTGATCTAACTTATATTGCTTAAATAGTTTTTCTTGATTATCAGTTAGAGGTTCTATTGTTTTAATATAATCTCTATTGATTGGTTTTTTTCTTTTCATAACCCTATTACTCATACCGAAAGGAACTGGATTTGTGCTGATACCTGATCTAGTTTTTTTTGCTGGCATATTAAGATTAAATTTTACTAACTTTTGAACCTGGCATTTTTGATGCTCTATCCAGAACGTCATTCCATCCTGGATGTTTATTGACAAGTTTATTTTGCCAATCTCCGACTTCTCCTGGTGAAGGGCAAGTAGATGGATCACTCCAATCTCTTGTCCAATCTGGATTGTCGATTTTCCACTGGTCCCAATCATGGACACTCATTTCAACTTCTTTTTGTTCTCCAGTGGTTTTATTAATAACGGGATAAGTCGCCATAAGTTATAAAATCAAGTTGTTCTATTTATTTCCATTTTAATGCTTCAGAAACAGTAGGAAACTGTTCAATAAAGATTTTCTTACATTCTTCTGCAATATCCATATGCTCTTTTTGTGTGCCATTTGCAGAGCGAAGTTGAATATAATGGATCCATGAACGGCAAGAGCCACTCATATAAAGTTTTGTTGGTACTGCTAAAGGAAGCACAAACCTAGCACATTCTTTTGCGATACCATCATCAAGCATTTTTTGATATAGATTCATGCCTTGTTTAAAGTAATCTTGCATAAGCATTTGATACTTCTGAACAACAAAGGGATCTACATCATCAATACTATTTTGACGATTCTTTGTATCTTGACGACGAAGTTCTGGAACTGGAATATCTCCCAACAAAGAACTATCAGCATATCTTTGAGAAAATTCTTGATATGTAAAGCTTCTATGTCGTAAAATTTGAGCTGCAAGTCCTCTGGTAGTTTCGATCTCAAGTGTCATGAATGCCTGCTCAAAGACGCTCCAATGCTGGTGTTCAACACAATACTTAAGAAGACCCGCAACATTAGGATTCTCTTGATTAGAGGGGTTAGAGACCCTTGCCACGTACCCCATGGTCTTTTCTGCATCTGGGGTTACACTAATCAGTTTTACTTTCATAAACATTCCTCACTTTGATTAAATTTTTTGCGGCATTTTTTAACTGCCTTCATTTCTTCTTTGATACGCTTGTATGCTTCTTCTGCTGTTAGTTTGCGTGACATCTCCATAGCAATAATCACATCTACTCTTGTACCAAAATGCTTAAGTGCTTCTTCAAAGCAATTTAACTCTTCATACATAAATTACTCCTAATCTGGGTATCCGTCATCGTCTTCAAATATTTCATCATAGTCATGAAGTGATTCATCTTTATATTCTAAGTAAGATTGTTTGTCCGAATAAACTTCGGATTTTAAAGAATCAACTAATAATTCTAGATTATGTATAATAAGTTTGAGTTTTTCTCTGTCCATAAAAAACATGAATACCTATAAAGATATTAGCATAAAAAAAAGAAGGGTGTCAACCCTTCTTATTATAGATTGGTTGAATGATTAATACTCTTTCAAACCAATCTCGTAAGTGTATACGATAGCAAGACCAGTACCTACACCCTCTATATGTTAGCTGATAGCAAGCAGGTGGTCTGTTATCTTTATCCATATCATCATAGTGATATGTGTAGTCGTTCACTACTTTGCTCCGACAAGTTGTGCTAGTTGTGCTTGGTGACGGCGTTGCTCTTTTTGCTTCTTCTCTTTAATGAGTTGAAGGAAGTTGAGTTTCTGCATTATTTATGTCCCTCTTTAACAAACTTAACACCACGATAGTTTTCGTTGTATTGTTGGGGCTGTTGCATCATCTGCTGCTGATAAGCAATACGCTTTTCGGTATCATATTCGACACCACGATATACTACTTTTGCCATAAGTTTACTCCTAAAGAAATGAGAATGTAGTTTCCCGTTCCTTCAGTCGTTTGCGTTCGCTATTTGCGAATAGCGAATGAACGATCCGTTCCGCGACTTACTTGCGTCCATTAAAGGATGAACGTTTGGTTATTATAAACCATATAAAATATGTAGTCAAGTTAGTTTGTAACATTTGTTACTAAATGAACCCTACAGACCAAAAAATTGCTGGGATTTTTTTTCGACCTTTTTTGGATTTAAAAGTCGATTTTGGTTTTACCTTTCAATATAACTTAATGTATGACTAGTAGCACAAAGTTGGTGAATGATTATATCACATCCTATTTTTGGATTGGTATTTCCACATGTAAAAATATCTACAGCTGCATTTCCATCTTCTGGCCATGTGTGAATACTAATATGACTTTCAGACAATAATGTTAAAACTGTGACTCCTTGTGGTTTAAATTTTTTATGTATACTTTGAACTACTGTCGCTCCACTTGCAAATGCAGCATTTTCCAACAAATCAATAAGACAAACTGGATCATCTAATAGTTTCCAGGGACAACCATATAGGTTTAACAAATAATGCTTTCCCATTTACAAAGGATTATCCTCCGCTTCCTTTATAAGAGTAGAGATATATGTTTCATCTCCATTTATTTTTTTGATTTCATATAATGATGATTTCATATATTTTTTAGCTTTTTTATATTTTTTTAAAAGTTTATCAACTTCATCTTTATATAAAGTTAGATTAATACCAACTTTTTCTTTTTTAAATCCTTCTGTCATTTTTTATCTTTAGATTTTTTATCATTTATTCCCCATAATTTTGGATTTACTCTTCCATATCCAAAATCTATTTTTTGAACTGCACCTTTTCCATATCTATCATAATAAAGATCAAAAAGTTGAGCAACTTTTGAACATCTTGTTAAATCAATATATGTTTGACCATCTACAATATACCAGATAAGTCTAGCATCGTTTGGAAAACTTTTATCTTTAGCTTGTTGTAAAGTAGTTTTTTCTAATAGTATATGACAACCGTATGTTGCAGGATTATCTGGATTTTGCATGTTCTTTACCTTTTTAATTAAGATCTTCCTCCCCAACGAACATCAGGATAAGCTTCTTTGACATTTTCCCAAGTGATTTTATATTTGTCGGTAAGTTTTTTATCTTTTACTAAGCAAAGAAGTTCTGCTTCTTTTGGATCAAGACCTTGAAGCATATTGATGAACATTGTTTCTCTTCTAATCGAAGAAAGTGTGTTGTTTCCTCCTTTTACGAAGTTATAAAGTTTATCATATTCATTTCTTAAAGATGTTCTTCCTCTTCGGATATCACCATCAACTCCATTATATCCTACTGATTTTTCTTGTCCAGAAATTTGTCGTGAAACTTGATCACTCAATGTTCCACCAACAGATGTCATTTCTTTAATATCAGCGTATGGAACATCTCCTGGAGGAAGAAGAGAAATAACACTATCATCAAAATTCCAAATAAACAATGAAACTAGAGCGTTATTTCTATACTCTTGCAAAATAGATACTTTTTTAGTATTGGATCTTTGTTTTGAAACTAGTTCTAAAATCTCATGCTGAAAGCAATTTGTATCTAGTTTAACATCAGGTTTTACTTTAACATTAGCCATTTTCGTCCTCGTAATCTTCTTCAAAGTCATTTTCAAATCGTACTGCTAAAATCTCATCAGGAATAATATTTCCAGCACTATCAAAAAACTCGGGATGCATATTTATTGGTTGATTTTCTAAGAAAGTTCTGTTTGCTATCCAACCTACTATACCACCAACAACAAAAAATAACAAGGTTACCATTATTAAAGTGGTAAGGATGAGTGAGTGTTCCATTTTTTTTCTTCCCTAGATTTACTTTACTTTTGTAATATTCAGATCAAAATTAAAAGTAAAGTTAATCTTTCTGTTTAGGAGAGATATCACATTACCAAACTTGATCTGAAAAGTTTTTGGTTTGGGTATTTCTCTCCTATTTGATTTTAGCATTAACTCAAATCCTCTATCAATAAGAGAATCTTCTTCTTTATTTAGATTGCTTTCTTTTTCTTCCTTTTCTTTTTTCATAACTATATTGCTTTGCATCATCTAAAATAGATTTTAGATAATCTTTTATTTTCCTTGCTTGTGGTTTTGATATGTGACCATAACCTTCTCTCAGTTGTTTATGTTCTTGATCAGATCCTCCTTTAATATACTGATCCAAATCTTCAATAAGGCAACTTATATTATAAGCTGTAGAGCTATTGATAAAATCTTCGGCATCTTGCTTTACGGCATTATTTACTTTCAAATAATCATATAGTTTTAATACAAACTTACCTTGAAAAGCATAATCTATGGATTTTTCAACATCGAAATAAATTTCTTTATTTTGCACGACTTTAGAATAGATTGTTCTCTTTGATATATTTAACAGTTTCTGTGCATCCACCGAGATTTTCTCCATTATAAATCACCTGAGGAAATGTAGATCCATCACCAAATATATCATAAAACTCTTGCTTGTCAAAATCTGTTCCGAGATTCAAAACAGAGTGGTCTAGATTTGCAAGATTCATAACTTTTTTTATTTTATCGCAGTATGGGCATCCAGACTTTGAATAAATGATAAACTTCATAATAAAACTCCTGTTTAAATCTCTTTTAAATGCTGAACTTTGTAGTATGTAGATTTTTTGTTGTTCTTAGCAAATCTTATACCAACACCAAGAGGTTGTGTTGATTTTTCGTCATCTTTCCATTTATACAAGAAAGAAGTTACGGTAACAATCTGCCCATTTACACCTCTATGATCTGGATTTTCAATCCTATACTTTTTATTTACTTTTATATTATAATATTTTATAACTCCTGGTTTTTCTTCAACTCTGAAGAAATAACTACCCACATCAGGTTTAGATTTTCTAATTTTAAGATTTTCAATCTGTTCATTACTAAGATCATTAATGTCCTTTGGAATGTCCATTTAAGTTATTAGAACTAATAAAAATATTTATAAAAAAAGAGGGTTTTTTGACCCTCTTAGTATATCATACAAATATCATTCCCGCAACCATGAGACCGAAAGCAAAGATGGTGAAGAGCATCAGTCCAATGAGTAACCACCAGCACCATCTTGGCATAGGTTCATAGTGCATTGCCACGGGGGAGAA